TTCGTGGATGCTGTCCAGGCAGATGACATCGCCCGGCAGCTCATCGGATGGGAGAGTTCGGAGATGAATAATCTCCTTGCTCGGAAAGGGTCCAGTGATGGATCCCTCGCCACACTTGATTTAAGTGAGGCGTCCGATCGTGTCTCGTCTCGGCATGTAGCGGACCTTATACGTCGTCATCCCTCTTTGTTCAGGGGAGTAATGGCGTGTAGGTCTACCAAGGCCGAGGTACCTGGTTTAGGGATAATCTCCCTAGCCAAGTTCGCGTCGATGGGTTCGGCGCTGACGTTTCCCCTAGAGGCCATGGTCTTTTTGACCGTTGTCCTGCAAGGAATCGAGAACGCGTCCAAGGACCAGATGACCAGGAGTCGCATTAAGCGACTGATTGGTCGTGTGCGCATCTACGGGGACGATATTATCGTCCCTGTAGAATATGTGTCATCCGTTGTGGAATCCCTTGAAGCCCATGGGCTCAAGGTCAATTCCCACAAGTCTTTCTGGACTGGGAAGTTCAGAGAGTCTTGTGGTAAGGAATACTATGACGGGACGGATGTTTCCATTGTCCGTGTTCGCCGTAGTGTTCCTCACAACAGACAGCACGGTGAGGAGATTCTCAGTTGGATTTCCCTAAGGAACCAGCTTTATTTCGCTGGTTTCTGGAGGGCTGCCAACTGGGTGGATGAACTACTGCATGGCATGAATATACCAATGCCGGTAGTTCTCCCCACCTCTCCGATTCAAGGCAGACACTCGTTCCTTGGCTATGAAACGGCCGAAAGAATGAGCATCGATACGCAAAGCCCCCTTGTCAGGGGCGTTGTCGTAAAGACCTCCAAGCCCATTTCTGAGCTGAATGGAGGTGCTGCCTTGCTGAAGGTGCTGACTTCGAAGCACAACTTCCCAATAGAAAGAGGTGATTACGATGCCTCATACCTATGGGGAATCGTGGTTCAACCAGCAGTCAATCTGGATGGACGGCTCGCAAGAGCAGTCCAGCTGGATGGAAGAGATGGACGAGTTCCTTTATGGGAACACGTCATCAGTTCCAAATCCAGCGGATCCGGCTTCCTCTTACGAGGAAGACCAGGATTGTCCTGGATTGACGAACTGGAATTTGGATATCGAAAGGTACGAGATGTGCCTCCAGTGCGGAACGATGCACTGGGTGCCTCAAGTACCTCCGATGTCCACCCACGGGTCACAGATTCTGGTCAAGAAGGACATGACCACGCCCGAACTGGCACAAGCCGGTTTGGAAGCGTGGGAATGGGTCTCCGAGCCCAAGATCTGATCTGGCCATCAGGCCAGATGGTACCACGTCTGGAAGACGTGGTACTTGACATGCTTCTCGGCAGACCGCCAACTGTCGATGTCAACCATCTACACCGAGCTGGACGACCGCGCAGGGTCAGCATCAGACTGCGCTGGGGTTCTCCCTGGTAAGGAGACCTCAATGGTGACGCGTTGTGAAACGCGCCATGCGGGTACCGCAAG